ATGCTGACCTATGGGATAGTTCTAAATTTTTAGAACCGGCATCACTTAAAGGGGAACCGATTGGTATTTTTAGAACAGAGGGTGCTGTAGATAAGGATGGGTGTATTCCCGCAACCATTAACAGAAAATTTGCAGATGGTAGCTATTTGCTAACGGTATTGGTGACTAATATAGCATCTGGTCGTTTTAGCGACCAGCATTATCTTATCATTGATGGGAAAAATATCCGGCCGAGATTAGATGTCTAATAATTTTGAATTTTCCACTCCGGAAATTCGGAAGATATATGATCTTGTTAGAGAATATTTTCCTAAGCAAAAACAAAACGAGATCGATAAATCTAGGTGTATAAGAGAGCTCGATAGTATAGACCGGGACGATCTTCTTATGTTTCTCGGCGGCGCCGATCCCGACTTAACACGCGCATTTGATGCTGTAAAATCCTGGACAGAAACTTAATCATTCGATAAATACATAATATACACTATCCTTTACTGGAGTTATCTATTATGTTAATTTATAAAGCAACAAATAAACTAAATCAAAAATCTTACATAGGTAAGACTGAGCGCACTATTGATATTAGATTATCGGAGCACATTAAAGAATCCAAAAAAGAAAATATAACATCATATTTTCATCGAGCATTAAGAAAATATGGTATAGATAACTTTGAACTTACTATACTTGCCGAGACGGATAATTCTACAGATCTTGATAATCTTGAAATAGAATTTATTGCTACATTTAACACAATAAAACCTAATGGATATAATATTACCGAAGGCGGAACCGGTGGCAATACATACCGAAATTTAGATAGTGATCATCTAAAAGAAATAATACAGAAATCATCCGAAACAAGAAAAAAGAATTATATACTGAATCCCGATAGAAAAATTCGTCGAAGTGAAATATCTAACGACTTCTGGAATACAATATATCAGGATGATAAGGCTCTTGAAGAGTATGGTATCAGGATTAGTAACGGGTTAAGAGCCGCGTGGCAAGAAAAAGTGCTTACAGAGGAAGATAGATTAAGATACAGTATAGGGCAGAAAAATAGATTTGAAAAAGAGACCGCCGAAGAAGCACAGGAAAGAATTAGAAAATTCAAAGAAGCATCCGGCACTGCAAAAAGTTGGAGACTTACCTTTCCGGACGGTAGCACAGAAATAATCAAAAGCATCAATGATTTCTGTAAAGAGAATAATTTGCCATACAACATAATATATGGTTGTCATCGAAAAAAGAAGCCATCTAAGCATGGATGGAATTTAGAAGAAATACATGATAAATGATATATTAAAAGAAGCCATATTAGCTAACATAGGGCAATTAAGGGATGCACCTAAATCGTGGAAGAAGAGAAATTGCCCACTCTGTCATACGCAGGGACACGGTGCGGATACACGATTTCGCTTCGGTATACAGTTTAATCCTAACTCTATTTGTATGAACTGCTTCAACTGCGGATTTAGCGCAGCATATACTGAAGGCAAAGAACTTTCTAAATCATTGAAGTTCTTCTTGAAGCAAATCCACGTTGACGATAAGTTTATTGAACAGATTGAATTTGAAATATTCAAACAGAAAAATAACATTGCCGAAGTGAGAGAGGGCGACGGCGAAAAGCCACCCGAAACATTAGAAAGTAAACTCAAGTCATTGTTCCAGAAGTGGAAGCCTATGAATCTTCCTGAAGATTCGTTGACAATAAATCAATGGCTAGAATACGGGCTAGATGATCCAGAGTTTCTAACGACTGTTGAATATCTTATCAATAGGCGAATATACAATCTGGACGAGTTCTATTGGACACCATCCACTAAGCACGATCTAAATAGGCGTGTGATAATTCCGTATTACTTCCGCGGTAAAATCGTTGGATTTACTTCAAGATTGAATTACGACTCAGGAGAAAAATTCCCACCCAAGTATTATCAGCAGTGCCCTGAAGACTTTGTCTATAACTTAGACCCTCAGGGTGATTGGTCACGTAAATACTGTATTGTAAACGAGGGTGTATTGGATGCCTGGACGGTAGATGGTGTAAGCAACCTTGGAGAAATAGGCCAATCAAAGGTTGACATCATAAACCGTTTACAGAAGCAGGTTATAGTCTGTCCTGATAGAGATCAAAAAGGCTGGGATCTTGTAGAAGTTGCTATTGAAAATGATTGGGCTGTGTCTTTTCCGAAATGGTCGCCGGACATAAAAGACGCAGCAAAGGCAGCAGAGAAATACGGTAGGTTACTAACCACACATTCGATTATTTCTTCGGCGGTTTCTGGAAAAGATAAGATCCGACTAACATGGAATATTCAGCAAAATGGCAGATCAAGAAAACGCAAGTGAAATCAACGACTACAGTAAAGATATTGAGGATTTATTCATTAGTTTTATGATGAGTAATCCGGATCTTTTTGTTCGTTGCAAGGGAATTATTAGATCGGATTACTTCGATGATAAGCAAAACAAAGATACGGTTGCTTTCATTGAAAGCTACAGCACGGACTTCTCTAACATTCCGTCATTAGATCAGATCAAAGCACTGACGCGCAAAGAAGTAAAGATTATGGAAGTAGAGGCATCAGTTCATGAGAACTGGTTTCTGCGCGAGTTTGAAAAGTTTTGTAGACATAAGGCATTGCGTGATGCTATTCTTGCATCACCCGATTTACTCGATGAGGGAAGATATGGCGAAGTTGAAGCGTCAATCAAGGCAGCCGTCCAGATCGCACTTGTCAAGGACCTTGGCACGGATTACTATGCCAATCCTAAAGCGCGGCTTGAAGCGATCCGCGAGGGTAAAGGTCAATGTTCGACGGGGTGGAAGACGGTCGACGAAAAGTTGTACGGTGGTCTCAACAAGGGCGAGATTACAATTTTTGCTGGACAATCTGGAGCGGGGAAATCGCTTTTTCTCCAAAATCTTGCCGTAAATTGGGCACAGGCTGGACTAAACGTAGTTTATCTTTCACTTGAACTTAGTGAAAAGCTTTGCTCCATGCGTATTGACGCAATGCACACTGGATATGAAACTCGTGAAGTTATGCGTAACATCGACGATGTGCATATCAAGGTACGAGCATCGCAACAAAAGAGCAAGGGTTCGTTTCGTGTAAAGCAATTACCCAACGGTTGTACATCAAACGACATCCGTGCGTTCATTAAAGAATACGAAATTGCAACTAAACTAAAGGTTGATGCAATTCTTGTTGACTATTTGGACTTGATGATGCCCATGAGCAAGAAGATTTCTGCGGAAAATTTGTTCGTGAAGGACAAATATGTAACAGAAGAATTACGTAATCTGGCGATTGAACTCGACACAGTAACAGTTTCAGCTTCACAATTGAATCGTGGATCTTATGAAGAAATTGAATACGATCCAAGTCACATCGCCGGCGGCATTTCTAAAGTCAACACAGCAGATAATGTGATTGGTATTTTCACAAGTGCTGCAATGAAGGAAGGGGGAAGATATCAAATTCAATTTATCAAGACACGTTCCAGTTCTGGTGTAGGATCAAAAGTAGATTTAGCATTCAACAACAAGAGTTTAAGAATATCTGATCTCGACGAAGATGATGACAATGCGGTAACAGCAACTTCGAAGAATATCTATGAACAACTAAAGAAGAAGAGTGTTGTTAGGTCAGGCGAGAAATTGGATGTCACCTCCGGGGAAATCACAAAGATAACTCCGAGAGAAACATCGTCGAAGGTTGATCCGTTGGAAGGTGCGCAGGCATTACGAGCGTTTGTAAAGAAACGATAAAATATCTGAATCACAGATAAATAGTTCAAAGCATTTGGAGACTGTATTTTGCCATCTATAAACCGTAGAAGTAGATCGATACTCGAAGAGATTAGTTCTTATGTTCCTCAAAATAGCAAAGAAGACCTCATCGAAGCCCGCGCCCAACATATTATAGTTTCCGCTATAAATTTACTCGACTCTATTGATGAGAACTTTTCCCCAGAGCAGGCCGACGCCCTGAAGAAACGGTTTGTGTCAAGTATACGTGGAGCAGACCCTAATCGTTTCACACGAATGGTACATCGTATAAAGACTGATGGTAATGGAGACGAAGAAGACCATGACAGTAAGTAAAGATAAGCTAACAGCAAAATGGATTCAGTACCTGAAAAATAATCAAATAATAGGTATGAAATCTGATCCAGCTACCGGTGATCTGGATTACAAAAGGGAAATCACAACTACCGACATCACTAAATTTCTTCTGAATCGCACAGAATATTCCGAAGAACAAGTCAATAATGCTATAAAGATGGTAATGGCAAAAGGTGCCAGTAAAAATCAGGCAGGCAGGCTGCAAAATAATCCTACACCCAAAGAACCCGGCAGAGAGTTATCCACTTGGCAGCAGACTAATATGCAGCCCGGTGATCTACGTCACACCGATATAAAAAGCCTTCCGCCGGCAGCGAGTCGCGAAACACCTCCTTCCAAGTCTAAATATAGCAAGGATGATGCCGAAGATGTTAATTTCAGAGAAATCAAAGAAGCAATCAAGGACACAACAGGTCAGCAGTTTAGTGAGGCAGATGTAGAAGCAGTATTCACTATGCTTAGTTCTGTTGAACCGGAATCCAGTGTAAAAAGTACTGGCAAGGAGAAATCACGGCAAGGTCAACAACCTGCCGAAAAGACACCAGAAGATCCTGCTAGGAAGCAGGAAGACATCAAAAAAATGATGCGTATCATCCGTGATACCATGTCACCATCGCAACGTAAAATGTTATGGCGTGCGTTACAAGATGGTAGGGAGCAGGTTGCTGAATCTCAAATAAACACACCTGACGTGAAAGCTGTGCTGAAGGGAGTGTCGGATCTCCGGGCCAATCCATCCATACTCGGAAAGTTGCCAGGCCTCAGAAAAGATAAAATCAATATAAGCGATTTGCAGAAAGCGTGGGCAGACGGCGATACAGAGAACGGTATACCGCAGTATTCGGATGACACACGAGACATAAAGTATATACTGTCACGCAAGTTTGGCTATAGTAGTGCTGAAATAGATAAGGTGTTTGCACAGGTGTTTGGCAGAGGCAGCGGCGGCCAACCCGAAGAACCGGCGCAGAGTGCTGCAATACAGCGATTTGCTGAATATTCGAAGAAGAACGGAATAGATAATGAGATTATCGCATTCATGCAAAGAGAATTCAGCAAAGAACTGGGATTAGATGCCGGCAATGATACTAAATCTTCATCCATATCACATAGGGTGGGAAATAAAATAGGTAGCCTTTTCAAAAGAAAAGCCGTGGCAGAAGAAGTACGAGATATATTCACCGCTATAGTTAATGAAGAACGTTCAGATCAACCAATATTAGCACGACAGTTTCAACAGACACACCTTGGCCGCATTAAAAAATGAACATTATCGAGATATCGAGCAGCATTACACACATTGAAGATTTACCGCCAATAGAATTTGTAAGTCTAGTCAAGAAGCTCGAAGAATACGAAATAACAGAAAAAGTAGACGGCGCCCAAATTCTCTTTGGCATTGACGAAAAGGGTTTCTATACCTCCAGAGAAACGAAGGGTGGTATAAGGATGTACGAAGCATCCGATTATCCTATTGGATTCTCAAATACCCATATGCGGTCAGTGCATTTATTACTAAAGAGGGTGCTACCTTCGCTAAAAGAAGCGGGTATGCGTAAAGGAGATCAGGTAGAGGCTGAAGTATTGTTCGGCGAGCTTCCTAATGTGGTTCCTTAGTCCCCGGACACAAATAGACTTATCTTTCTACGCACTACTGCGGGCAACATAGGTATAGATTCACTAAAGGAACACCTTGGTGGAAAATCTTTCACTATTTGC